TAGGCTTCTTTATCTCTACTGGACTACGGATGCCTAAAAACTTTTCTTCCCTAGAAATAGGTTCTTCGATCACTTCTGCTTCTTCAATGTTTTCTTCTGGTTCCTGATTTACCATTTCTTCTTGTATACTCATACCTTAACAACCCCCCTTGGGTCTTGAACAACAGCTTCTACACTGTCGTCATTGATTAAACGAAATTCTTTACCGTGCACTAAAAATCGAGTGCCCGTATATGAACGCATTAATATCCAGTCTCCTTCTTCGCAGTAAGGTCCATTAGGAAAACGCCTTTTGTCGTTGTAAGCGTCAGGTCCTAACTTCATTACAAATCCGCATATTGAACCTACGGATTCCCTTTCTACAAGTGAAGCAGCTTTGATAATTCCCCCTTCCGTTTTTTCATCGGCTTCGGGTAATGCTATCAAAATTCGATAACCAGAGGGTTCTGGTAATTGTTTCGCTATGGGAACAGCTATCTCTTCAGGGAGCTGTTCTTCTATTTTTTCTACGGTTTTCATAGTTCACCTTGTTTGCACTGGATAGGGTCCAGAGTCCCTGCGTCATTATGACGTTACTGATCTGCTATTTCCAATAGGTCTAACAAATCCCGCTCTATTAAAGCTAAACCAGCAATAACTCCCGTTAAATACCGATAGTCGCCAAAATCCTTACATCCTCCACCACTGATTGCGTCAGAATGATCATTCATTCTTTCTCTTATTTTTCCTCTCAGTGCGTCAGGAAAATTCTCTCTGCTCATTTCAGCCATTATTTTTTACCTTTTTTTCTTACTGTCTATATCCAATAAGGTTTCTGCTACATCTTTACCGATCTTAGCCCCCGCTATCTTCTCTTGCGAAGTAATGGATTCTTTATCGGTAATCAGGTCTGCTCCTATCTTGGCTCCTGCTATTTTTTCTTGCGATTCCATCTTCTTGATGTCAGTCGCTATCTTCTCAGCATCCGCTTTCATCTTGCGTTGTACGTCTTGTTCCCTGATATCCAATTCACGTTCACGCTGTTGAATTACAGGGTCTTCCATCTTCTCTTGAATTTCTTTTTGTCGTTGTTCGGCTAGGTCTTTATTAAGCACACGCTGTGCTGCTTCCGCTACCAATTTGGACAGACGTACTTCTATATCCTCTGGAAGCGGTTCTTCTGGAGGCGGTAAAGGTACACCTAGTTGTTTCTCTATTTCCTTACGATACTGGAAGCCTATATGTTCAGTAACGTGCTCTGCGAATGCTCCCATTATTGCATTAGCATTAGGACTCTGACCGATCAATTCTTTTATCTTGGGATCATCTGACATCGCCATATGCGTTTGAATATGGGCTTCGTGATCTTGATACATGAACGCTTTCACTGGCGTTTCATTCAATATGTTCATATTTTCAGAGACGGGATTAAGAGGCGGTATGTCGTCCTCTAAAGGCACAATCTTATCGGGATCACGAATACCTAATACTTCCAGCATCTGACGATGCAATTCCGCCATGTTATACATTTGCGGTGCTTGTTGTGCTAACTGTAAGGCAGCTTGGTACTGCATGATTCTCTGTGCCGTAGTTGAAGCATTCGGATCAGCTACAGGGATCACATCTATCTTGTCATCAAAATCTTCGGGCAATAATTCCTGTCCTTCAGTCGCATAAGGATATTCAGTGGGTCCAAAGTCCCTCACAATACCCGTCAATATTTTTAGTTCCTGTTTCATCGAAGCAAAGATTCTGGCTTGTACTGCACCCATGACCTTCATGGATCGTTCCAGAATAGCTAAAGTCGTTCCTACGGGAGCCTGATTATTCATGTCAGCCACTTTCATATCAGCTACTGACGCAAATCTTCTCCCCTCTTCCACCAGATTATCCAGTAATTGATAGAGTACGGCAGACGGTTCCTTGTAGGGTAGGAAGGTTATGTTGTCCCTGATCGCACCTCCGGGAATATCCACATCCCGAAACTCTCCGGGCATAATGGGCGTATCGTCTCCCTTAATTCTTAGTCCTCTGGCTTTTAAGCCTCCGGGTAGGTTGGAGAGCGTACCAGCATCCACTAATTGTCGTAACAAACTGGTAGCCGACTTCGCTATACCACCAATTAAATGAATAAGCCCGAAGCCATAAAATCCTAGTCCGGGGAGATATTGGTAGTGAACGAAATGCTGTCTAGGCATCTTTTGTTCATCATCTTCATACCAGTTTCGTCTTATAGATAAGATGGTTCTGGATGCCAACTCTATTGTTACGATATAGGGGAGAGCTATGCCCGTAGGCTCTCCGTCCTTCATATCAGGAAAGTCTTCTAAATCTAAATTTACCATCATCTCCAACAGCGTATGGCGTTGGTCATAATCATAATTAGCGTTATCGCCTGTTAATTGATTGTATTTTTCTTGTATATCATCTACTACGTCTGAGGGAGAAGATAACTTTACATCCCTATAAAAACCATTGACCTGTAATTTTCTGACCTCATTCGCAGTCTTCTTCATTACATGGGTGGCTCGTTCACAAGTGGAGAGATCGGAAGCTCCATAACTCACCACAAAATCTTCAGCAGGTACAAACATGGAACAGGGTCTATCCATATTGTGATCATAATAAACTTTACGAAAAGCCGAACCCGCCAAAGGTAAACTGAATAAAAGCTTCTCCGTCTCTATACGATATTCCGTCATCTTATCGGTTAAAAGATAGTTTAAATAATCTTTAACCCGATTAGCTTGCTGTTCCTTTTCCGCATCAACGGTTCCTATTATTTGTGTGCGTACAGGACCCTTGGGCGGAAATACCTCAGTGATTGCTTGAGCCTGAAAACGTACTACCGCTTCAGTTAATAATGGGTGAAATACACCGCAAGCTCCATCCCAAGGATCGGTTCGATTCTCTATCTTCAAGCCCAGTTGATCTAAGCCCTTAATATAAGTATCTTCCCAATCTTTTCGGGATTCCTTGTCTCCCATGTAATAACCCACCATCTCAGAACCCAACGATTGCAAAGCTGAATCATCCATGTGTTCCGCAAGATTGTCATTGAACTCCTCACCTAAGTCTTCTGACGCAGGATCAAAGTCAATGATCATGCCACCGTCTTCTGTAGTAATAGCTACCTCGTCTGGATTAGATACAAGTATCTCCAAAGGGGAACCTTCAACAGTTGCTTCTGGTGTCTGTAGCGGTTTATCAGCCATCTATTTCCTTTTCTTTTTCTTTTTCTTGTGAAGCCCGCTCTTACTGGGTGCCTTTCCGCTTTCCCATGCCTCGTTTACATCAGGTGTGGATTCATCATCCCCACGATACTGACCCTTCTTGTCTCTGGCACGTTTGAATTCTTCCTTTTCTTTAGGCTCTTCCTTTTCTTTAGGTTCTTCCTTTTCCCACACCGTGTCCTCACGCCAAGAGTCATCAGGTTCATTTTTGCGTATTACCGCACTTGCTTCTTCTTTTTTTTCTGGGGCTGGATATTCTATCGCCCACTTAAAAAATGCTTTTATTTTATTCCACATAACTGCTCCAGTTTATTGTTAAATTTTTTTATTTTTTCTTAGCTTTTATTTTACCACCGCTTTTCTTTGCTTTTATTTTACCGCCTTTGGAAAGAGTCGGTTTTCCTTCGGTTGCTTGACCATATCCTCTTTCTCTCTTTTTTTGTTTAGGGTACCTCAAAAAAAAGTCGGAAACTGGACCACCAGCTTGTTTTTTTATTTGACCGCCACCAAACTTTCTCATAACCTGATCCTGATATGATTCTACTGAGCCACCACTCTTTGCTGTAAGAGTTACTGGCGATGGTGGTACATAAGGAGTTGGCTCCTCAATTACACCTTTTCTTAGTCCTCTTCGGATCGTATTTGGTCTAGCTCCACCCTTGCCTGCTTGCCGCCTGAGTCTTCGTTGTATTGCCCTTTTTCCCATAATTTTCTCCTAGTTAATAGTATTCTGCTCGTCTAATGGGTAGTTCTTCATCCTCTTCATCTGAGTAGAGAGGAATGAAACCGCCCTGTCGAAAGCGTAACAACGCTTGCGTTGAAGAGTCCACCAAGTCATCGTGATCCCCGCTAGGGAATGCAGCGAATTCCTCAATAACCTCTTCGGAAAATCTTCTCTCTGGTGCCCACACCACACCCGAAGCAAATAGATCAGCTACGGCATTGACCCTCGCTATCTTATCATTACCACGACTGGGTGTGTACTCGGACACGGGTATCCCCATCTGTCGCAGTTCAAAGATCAAGGGCATCCCAGCCGCTTTACCTTCCACGATAAAGGCATCGGGTTGCCATTCTTTCCAGTGATCAAAAGCCCTTTTTTTCAGGGCGGGAAACTCCATACGTTCTTTTAAAGCATCTAGCAGGATGATGTTGGGTTGTTTCATCCCCGTATCTTCATCCTCTTGATAGAACACCCCCCAAGTCGTACACGCTGAATAGTCAGCCCGTTGAGTCTTGAGGAAAGCCGTATCCCACGACTGGATAACAAATTCACATTTTGGCGGATCATCGTGTTCCCAATCCTTCCACCACTCCCGTTTTACAATCGCCCCTTCTTCTGAAGTAGGGTCTTGTTGGTACTGAGCCGACCATTTGGCTACAGGCAGTTCCGATCTTAACTTCTCCAGTTCCTTGATGTCCCAAAACTCCTGCCATAAACTTTTTCCCGAAGGCAGTATGGCGGGGAACTCTATTACTTCCCATTCGTCCACCCCTTCCCGTTGGGCTTGGGCTTTCAGTATCTGTCCCGTTAAGTCCCGTTTGTGCCAGCGAGTCATCACAATCACGATGGAACCTCCCGGTTGCAGACGCTGACGGGGACCTGAAGTGTAGTATTCGTACACTCGGTCAAATACTTGAGGATCACCGCTCTGTCCTTCCTGCTCTGAATGCGGGTCATCAATGATGAGGACATCCGCACCTTTACCTGTTACTGCTCCGCCTACACCAATCGCAAAGTATTCTCCGCCTTTGTTGGTGTTCCAACGTCCCGCAGCTTTAGAGTCGGCTTGTAAAGCCACTGTAGGAAATATTTCCTTAAAGTCTTCTGAACCCACAAAGTTTCTAACCTTACGTCCAAAGCCCACCGCCAGTTCTGCGGTGTGGGCAATCTGGATGACCTTGCGGTCAGGGAATTTACCCAAGTACCAAGCGGGGAGTAGATACGAGGCAAACTCTGATTTCGTATGTCGGGGAGGCATATTGATAATCAGTCGTTTCAGTTCACCCCGTGAAACCCGATTAAAGGCATCCGCCATTTTAGTATGGTGGTAGCCTTCAATAAAAGCTTTCCAAGAATATTTTACAAAAGTAAGGAAGTCTTCGGTGCATTCCTTTCTGTTCTTAGATTGTTCGTATTCTTCCAACAGCCCCAAAAAAACCTTCTTCTCATGGTCAGGCAGTTGTTGTATTTTCTGTAAGTAGTTATTCATAAGTTAGCCCCTGCAACCTATATGTGTATAGATTTTGAGGGAACCATAATGAAGGTCACAGGGACTTAGTGTATAACCAGATAGTTTATTACTAACTATATTATTACTTAGTTTAAAACTAGGTAGTAATAAACTAGAAGGCATATCTCTCCGAGATTTTAACAATCATACCTACCTTCTCATGTTCGTCAAGTGTTTTCCAAACAGCTCTTCGAGTTCGTCTTTCTCAGGTTCCTCGATCAACGAGCCGAGCCCCGCCTCTTTTT